TAGCCTTGTTTTTCCCAAATATCATAGGGAACTGAATTAGCTTTCACTCTTCTAGGTATGGTTTCCTCAGGAATCCAGAAGTACGGCAAGAGCACATACTTTTCATTTTCATCTCTCGGCGGAAATATCAATACTAAAGCTGTAATATCCCCTGTACTTGAAAGGTCAAGTCCTGCATAACAGTCTCTTCCTTCAAGTGAAGCCGCCTCAATTGATTCATTTCCTCTCATATATATCGCATCTGGAATCCATGCAACGGTTGAACTCACCCACATATTGCATCGAAGCCATTTGAAAGTAATCTCATCCGCCGGGTTCTGCTTTGCTTCCCTGTATGCATCTCTCAGTCTTTCAATATCAACGGTATATCCAAGAGAAGGATTTACCTTATACCAGTTTTCTTCATCTTCCCAGTCCTCATCATCCTTAAGTCCATAGACCACAGGATAAAAAGTCGGATCCACACGTCTGCCTTCTAAGATATCCACCGCCTTAGTATGAAGCTCATAAGCAATGGAATGTCTATCATTACCTGCAGTCGTTATAATAAAGTGAAGCGGATTCTGTCTTGCATCCGATGAGCCCTTGGTAAGAACATCATACAGCTGCCTGTTGGGCTGCGTATGAATTTCATCAAATACCAAACCGCTTACCGAAAATCCATGTTTACCGCCAACCTCAGCTGACAGCACCTGATAATAACCGGCATTACTGTAATTCACAATACGCTTGGTGGCTCCCATCAGCTTGCTTCTTTTCATCAGAGCCGGTGACATCTCTATCATCTGTTTTGCCACATCAAATACGATGGATGCCTGCTGTCTGTCAGCCGCTGCACCATACACTTCTGCGGAAGGCTCATTGTCCGCATACAATAAATAAAGAGCGACTGCTGCTGCTAATTCGCTCTTACCCACTTTCTTACATATCTCCACAAATGCAGTGCGGAACTGCCTGTTCCCATCAGGTTTTACAATCCCGAATATATCTCTTATCAATTGCTCCTGCCACGGTAATAGCCAGAATGGTGTTCCTGCCCATTTACCTTTGGTGTGACAAAGATTCTCAATAAAGGTCACTGCCCTGTCTGCTTTCTTCTTATCATAATGTGAAGTCGGAAGCATGAACTGGGAAGGTTTATAATTTTTAAGCTTCGGATATCCCTTTGGTCTTGGTTCCTTTGCCATTAGGAATCACCCCCAAGCAATGCCTCCATCTCATCTTCCGACTCCTTACCCTTTGCACTACCAGCCACAATACGTGACCTGGATGAAGGCGTAAGTCCAAACTCGGATGCCGCCTGCAGCATCAGCTTCTGATTGGTATTTGCAATCCCAACCCAAGGTGTCTGCTGCTGATATCCTTTATCCGTTTCAAAGGTCGAACCCCCAGAATCTATATGCTCCTGCGCTTCCTTCCATCTGGCATAGGACTGGCAGTATGCAGCAAATGCCGCCATGTCCACTTCCGTAAGAACACCCATCTGATTCATCAAATCAGCTAAACGTTCCCACTCTTTCTTAGCCTCAGGTAATAACCATTCCGGACAGTTAGGCATTCCCTTTGCCGGAATTGGCTCCTTCGTATTCAATTTTCTTTTTCCCGGATTACCTTCCAGCTTTTTCAAAGCTGTAGGCTTTGGCTTTCTTCCTGCCATGGTCATACCCTCCTCCCTTAATTTTTTGCATAATAAAAGGACCATGTATCTCTACATGATCCTCAAAAAATATTTCCATTAATTAAATTTGTAGGCTTTCTGCATATTTAAACTGAATGACATCCCTAGGGGCAGTTTCAACATATGCCTGCTCTTTATGCATAAATGCAATAATATCATTTTTACTCATTTTACCAAGTTTATCTATGACTAAATCCAGTATTTCCTTGTCATCTTTTGATAATGCTGAAAACTTGCATTCTCCACTTAAAGCGAAATGATAAGCATTTGTTTCGCCCATATCAACTTCCTCGCAAGGAACATCCTTCAAGTCAATGATTGAATTATGCCCTACAGGAACTGCTCCCATTGGTAATGCCCGATAAACCAATCCTGTAATAGCACGTCCTCTTCTTTTATAAGCCAACGCATCTGCATACCACATAAGCTTCATCAACTTGACTTTGTAAAGACTTGTAACTTTAGAAGAAACAGCAAAATATCTTATCACATCAACAACCTTATCAAGTGAAAGTGAAGTATTTCCATGAAACATCTTATTACCCTGAAATCCTGCATAACTTGCCTCAATAGCTTTTCTCAAATATGCATCTTGATCCTCTTCAAATAATGAAGTTGCCGCCTCCATATATTTTTGATAAGACTCAGCTGATAAGCTGTCTTTTGCATCATTTAGTAAAGACAAGAACCATTCTGGATCCTGATCAATTTTCTTTAAAATTGTGTCATGAGCTTTATCTTGAACCTGATGGCTCTCATATCTGGTAATGGTTTTACCGCCCCACCCCAGCAATACGCATAAATCGCTCTGGCTAATACCATATTTTGCTCTTATTCCGCTTATCTGAGTTGATGTCAAAAGACCTTTCTTTTCTCTATATGAATCCTTCATTCTAGTATCATTATCCTGCATCTGTTTTTCATCCATATACAGTTCTTCTGCCAAATCGCAATACAAATAATAGGCTTCATAATCTACTTCTGTATTCTTAAAAGTGGCCTTATCCATAACAAGAACTGTTTTCACTTCATGTTCTTCCATGCAACATGTACAAAGTCTTTTTTCACTTTTTAAGATCTTCATATCCATGAAAACACCCCCTAATTCTTCTTATAAGGAAACATTTCTGGTGTAAATGCCTTCTCAGCAAAATGAAATGACATAACAAAAGTTGTTGTGTTTCCATACATTCCTAAAAGTTCCACTCTTATTTTAATATATACGTCATCTGTGCCGTTATATACCTTACCAAATTCTCTCATTTCACTTCTTTTGGGAAATCTAATGTCTTTTACTGTCTGCATATAGTCTTCCACAGATAGTGTCAATAATTCGCGTTTTAAGGCATCCACAGGATTTTCATCAGAAAATAATTTATTAACAGTGTATTGGTTAGTATATTTTTCATCGCGCTTTTCATCAACGAGGCGCTTTGCTTGAAAATCTATCTTAGCCCCATTATTGAGTGCAAATTTCAAATCCTGAATATATGCTTTTACTTCGATTTCACTCTCTATACGTGATTTTGTTTCTTCAGCCAATTTCTCGCCTCCTGTCAAGGTATCAATTGATACCTGTATAATACATCCAATTTGTCAATTTGTCAACCTCATACCCCCATCTTTCATTTCGCGATTTTGCACAGAAGAGGGGGCGCCGGTCTTGGAGCCTAAGGGCTGTAGAGATTCAAATACCCCCTACCCTCACTCTCAAAACTTGTACTCCACATATCTATCTTCCGTCATTGTCTTTACATTATGATGATGCTCACATAAAGGCTGCCAGTTCCCACGATCCCAGAAGAGTTTCTGGTCTCCACGATGCGGAACGATATGATCCACGACGGTAGCCATAGTGATATGACCTTCCTCATAACACTTCACACAGAATGGATTGCTCTCTAAGAACTTCCTTCTCTCACGCTGCCACTTGGCACCATAGCCACGCTCTGCTGCATGAGCTCTGTCCTTTGTATGTAAAGGCTTATGTTCCTCACAATACATCTGACCGTGCGGAATGAGTGCCGCACAGCCAGGATGTTTACACGGTATGTTACTTCTATATGGCAATGCATCCACCTCTTTCATAACAAAAGCCCCGGAAGTTTTTGGCTTCCAAGGCTCTTCTCTGTCGTACACTTTCGACACTATCATAATAACATATATGCTTATGCCATGTTGGGACAAAGTATGCCAACTTACTCAGGCACCACAAAATTATTTAATGCCGATGCATGAATACGGTGTACGGTACGATAAGATACATTCAGGTCATAGGAAATATCTTCCCAGCTTTCATTTTTCAGATAGCGGTATTTAAGAAGAAGTCTTTCCTCTGGGTTCTCCATACTTTCAATCGCCGCATTAATTTCTGAACGAAGGTCTATCAATCTGTTTATCTGTGCATCAATTCTCTGCTCATAATCCCATATCTTTTCAATGGTCTTAATAAATGGTGCTTCCAGATTTCTATTCGGATTGGTACCAATCTTTTCTCCATAAGAACATCCCTGAATCGTACCTCTCATTTCACGAAGCTGTTCTAGCTCCTTCACTTCAACCTGTATCTGCTTATCCAACAGATATGCCTGTTTCAAATACTCTTTAGCCGTCATAAGCCACCTCCGAAAAGTTATTTCCCTCGGATTTACTCTGATTGTCTTATTTCGTCCTGAAGCTTACGGATTAAGAATTCTCCAGCAACCGAAGTCAGCTGTTGATACCACGAACTTCTGAAAAACTTCTCAATCTGTAACGCTTCATCTATTGCCGCCTTGCTTTTTGGATTGCGCTTTACCTTTTTGAGTGCGGCTCTGTAATCAGCAACCGCACTAAGGATAATCGCATTCGCAAGTCTTTCATATGGGTCTTCAAATTGGTTCTTACCTGCCATGTGTTACCATCGCTTTTACTGCAGCAATCAATCTATTTTGTGTCATATCCTTACTTGCTAAAGCCTTCATAACATCCTCATCTATTGTTCCAGCAGTAATAATATGCTGAACCACCACCGTCTCCGAAGTCTGTCCTTGTCTCCAAAGTCTTGCCACCGTCTGTTGATATAGTTCCAGACTCCAGGTAAGTCCAAACCAAATCAGCATATTTCCACCTGATTGCAGATTCAAGCCATGCCCGGCAGAAGCTGGATGTATTAACGCCACCTGCAGCTCCCCACGATTCCATTTTCTGATGCTTTCCTCAGAATCCAATTTTTCAAAAGGAATCTTTTTCTCAGTAAGTCTTCGCATAATCCTTGATAAATCATGTTTGAACCAGTAAGCCACCATAACAGGTCTGCCATTTGCCGCTTCAATCATATCCTCAAGGGCATCCAGCTTCTGATCGTGGATTACAATCTCATCGCCATCATCGGAATACACAGCACCATTTGCCATCTGAAGAAGCTTCCCGGAAAGAGCCGCTGCATTTGCTGCTGTAATCTCTCCCTTTTTCAAAGGAATAAATAAATCCTCTTCCATATCCGCATAAAGCTTCGCTTCCTCATCATTCATATAAACCGGATATTCATTACTGATAAGCTC